TCATCTTTACTGGCCCAGACATTACGTCTTTCAATCTCTGCCAAAGTTTGCTGACTTTCACCATAGTGATCGTCATCCACTTCGGAGGCGGGCTTGATGCGTGGCAGTTTCGGCACCCTGTACTCTTCTTTTGGCAATGTCCTTTCTATTTCAGCAATATCATCCTTGACGGAATCAAAATTGCGTTTCTTTTCATTTATGGACAGTCGCTCAAAAGCGTCATTGTACATTCCTACGGCAAAAGGCTGGCGCGTAGCATCAGCTAGTTGTCTAACCTCAGGTGTTGTTATCTCGGTTGGTTTATCCGCTATCTCTTCGATCTCGGATTCTCTCAACCTGGAAAGAAAACCTTTTGGTGGCAACTTCGTTTGATTAACGGCAGGAAGTTTGGGTGCTTCAGAAGATGAGCTTGAATAACCTGGAAGATCATCCGTCTCGTCACCGGAATCTACTATATGATTGTCAACGGCAACTAAGACTTGTCTATCTATACTAATACTACTCCCATAGCCATCTACAACAGCTGTAGTGTTGGCGGCTATGAGATCGTCCATATGAGGCAATAAGTGCAAATCATATGTCCTTGTCGACTCAAGGTGTCCTGGCCTTGGTGACCTCCTAATATAACGAGAACTGTTACCACCTTCTAAATGTTCATCAAGTGCAACAGTAACAGAACCAAACTCTAGCATCCTATCAGTCCAAGCTCCATAAGATACGGCATAATTGTACCGGGCAGTCTTTTGAACTGGAGGCGCAACTAAGAAGAAGGAAGCATTGGGCCCAGTTGTTTCAACATGGAACGAAATGTACGCATCGCGTTCCAGGACTTGCCTATTGTTGAACTTGCAGTTGTTAATCTCCAAGTCTGGGTGGCCATACTTCCACGTGTTGTCGGCCTTGTTGTTGCTAAGGGTTATGTTCTTTTGCACTCCTACATTCCAAACATCCGTCTTGTCGTCATCACTGTAAGCGATCAATCCGTCGCATTTCCCATTATTAGGGTCTGTTGTGCTTGACGTTGGTTGGTATCCTTCAGTAGATATCTCAACCGACCACTTGCCTTGAGGAACTGGGAAAATAAACATCGGGGTGGCTTTAACATTGTTGTTAGAGTACCACCTGGCTTCAATATTCGTCCAGTTCGCATTTTCGTCCTCGATATATCGCAATCTTTGATTTTGCAAAGAATAAACGGAGATTGAATCATCCGTTGATTGCGCACTAATACGGGACTCGGGTACGCCAGTATAAACGATGAATCTTTCGTGCTTCGGCGTTGGCTGTGGTTGTGGTGTTGGTGCAGGTGTTGGTGGTGGTGGATCTGGGCCAGGGCCCGGAGGATCCGGTTCTCCGTCTACCTATTTGGGATTCTGTGTCAATACCTTGATAGTGACTCTGAACGATCCAGCAATCTTGGCATCTCCGTTTCCTTCGTAGAGAATCCTGAATTGGTCCTCTGAAGTGTCGTGCCATGCCTGTCCATTGATAGCCTTCCGAGAGAACTTTTTCTTCTCAGACTTGGTGATGCTGAATTTGTTAATTTTGGACTGGATTGTTGTGTTCTTGAGGTGAGGATCGAGTTCATAAGCGATGGAACCTGAGGAGGTGGAAGAGGCCTCGGTGATGTACGCCAGCTCGACGTTCGTGATATTATACTCATGGTAGGCCTTGAGTATGCCATCTGCGAGCGGCTTGCACTCTGATAGAGACGGCCCGAACGTGATACTTCCCTTGGAGTTTCCATTGAGGTTGTCCTTAGAGAATACGAATTCGTGAACCTGGCTTGATCTTCGGGCAAATCCATTTCCTCCTCGAGGTTTGTTATTTCGTCCTCGTTGTCGTCGTTTTCGTTGTGGTCGCACAGGGGCCGTTGCCAGAACGACTGGTAAACGTCTCCTTGCGCGGGTCTGTAATTGTCGAACGACAACTCGTTTTCCTCTAGCGACCATCGTTGATTATCTCTCTGATTTCTTTTAGAATCCGTTGGTAAACAATATAGATTCCCAATACTGTAACTGGAATGTTGGATACGAAGCCCAACACAAACGCAGCTAAGAACTTGTAATCGAAGGAACCTATTCTTCTCTCCTCAGGCAATAGCTAAGCAAGAGATTAAGAACTACTAATATAATAATAGCTACTAATAATATAATATAATCTACTGCAGAATAGTGGGTAAGGACACAGAGCATCTAGCAGGGATGTCTATGTTTAAAAGTTTCGCGTCAAGTAAAGGCGTCAATCTCTTTACGCCACGGGGCTCGATGCTAACCTGCAAATTGTTGAAGTATCGTTCAACAAGGACCTGAGTTTGCGGGTCAACCCCAAAAGACTCCCAGTAACTCAACCTATTTTCCATAGTTACTGGTTCTTCAACTCGCTCTTTCCTGAGCCCGAGTTTGTCTTGCGTACCAAAGGAGACTACCTTATCGATTAGTTCCTGCGAAACATGTTTGTACCCGGAAGCTTTGTATAGGCAATTATGAAATGCTTCCAACACGGGTACTCCACTATTTAAAATTAACCCGCATTGAGCAGTAGCACTCATGAAGGTCTTGACATCTTCAGCTGATGCCATGGAAATGAGAGAATGTGCGTCCTTTGAAATAGACTGTGGTTTACGCACCATTCTGTAAAAGCCGTTGATCTTGATCGGTTTGGATTGGCAAAATTCTAACTCCGTTAATTTGTAAACGGGTTTTTCTATCTGCATATCAAAGCCATATTCCTTAAACCATCTGTGCATATCTGAGAATCTTTTCTCGTCTTTTCGCTCACAGATAATGACACAATCATCTCCATTGTTGCATAGCTCAGCTTTCACACCTAGCTCTCTGAAGTAATTGTGCATCATCCCGCACATGATCAATTTGTTGCCCATTGATGTGTTGATGTCTCCTGACATTCTGTGTCCAGACACTTTGAACTTCAATATCTTATCTTCAACAAACAGCATAACTTTGTTTTCTGTTTGCCATTTCAAGAGTTCCTCTAGTTGTTTGTCTCGAAAACACCCATTATAAATAGAGTGTTCCCATTCTAGGGCCTGCTTGCTGACATGTTGGTCAAAGCGACTGGCATCAACACCAATGGCTACGGGGCGCTTAAACTTGCCCCATTTGTCGGCTATTATCCTTCCCACTTTAAAACTGTCATAACCGCTAAGAACAGTGGGGGATTTGAAGACATTATCTATTGCGTGCATAAATTTCTTCTCAGAAAATTTTAGCCGCCGCCCTAATTCAACATTGTACCGTTTATTGCGGGGGCAGATAAGTCTGGGTGCGATCTTCTTACACATCAAGTGTTTTTCCATCTTTAGAAATGCAGTTACGAATGAATCTTGCTTTTCAACAGCCTTCCTTTTCAAGGATAAAACCGCTGTGTTATACAACGATCTCTTCCCTGATTTGAAGGTGGCAGCAAGTTGTTCCGGTGTGTATGTCTTAGGACATCCAACATCTTTAACAATAGCATCTCTAAAGTAGTTCATCTTTTCAAACTGACCCCGAAGGGGAGAGTAAGGACGCACAACCTCATTTCCTTTTCCTACAGTGAACACTCGACGTTCAACTGCGACCAGTGCATTGTGCAAACTGGGATTGGGACACTGGTAATCTAGGCCTAGGGTGAACTGACTAAGAAAATTAATCCTACTACGACTCTTCCTAGGGATAGCCCCACTACGCACCACGATCTCTGGTAATCCCAAAATAGAAAAGGGGGATTCAAAACCAGAGTCGGAGCAGAGCCCCTCTAAAAAACCGATGAGGTGAGACAGTCCAACTCATCTCTAATGCGTCTAGCATTAGGTGAGTGAACTATCTTCGCCCTCTCAATGTCGTTTTTGAGGGGAAGGGGGACCATAGTCATAGCATAATCAACCAGCATAGTTGTGCTTGGCAGATCAAGATCAAGTTCCTCGCAGAACTTCAACGCATACCTATTAATGGTTGCGTGGGCCACGTCAGTGCCGTCAATAAGGCGCATGTTGTTGTTGCGGATATGCTGCCTTATGTACGAACGTGCTTCAGCTGCACATTCGGGGAGTACCCTCCTCACCATTTTTGTTTTGGGAGTGGGTTCGCCAACATCTTCCCCATGTTCATTTTTCTTTGGGGGTATCATTTCGCCAGTAGGTACCTGGACGACTTCACAGCATGCGACGAAGTCAGGAATCACGTTGACTTCCTTCATCATGCTTGTTACGTGCTTTGCTCTCTTTGCGTTAACAGCACGTTTCTTCAGCGCACGCTTGATGTAATGCATGCGGGACGGGAGAGTATTAAACCACCTTCCAAAGGGGCTCTCTCCAATCTCTTCCTCATAGACCACCTTAATTTTTTGTTCAGTGGCCTGTAAAACCTCTTTTGCTTTCACGAGGTTAATGAAAGCTTTAACCCTAAAAGGATTACTTTTAGAGTGGTCCTTCTTCCCATCCTTAGAAGGGATAGGTTCAGGTTTTGGCACAGAGGGAATCACTTCCTCAAATGCCCCAGCCTCGTCCACAGAATCTTCATAGTCATCTATGGAACGATGAGCACCAGGAGGCGGGCAAGGTACCGGCCAGTGGGTGAGGGGAGCACCATTGCTAACCAAGTACCTATAATGGCACTCAGCTAGGGCGACTTCAGATTCAGCCAAGGTGTATTCCTCGGCCAGCTCCTCCTCGAATTTTTCAATGCCATACATGGCATCGTAGCAGAGATCAACAAACGCATTATGTGCGTCAAATTTTCCCTGCAGCTCCCACAGCCAGCGTTTAAGGGCACAATATACTGACCTTGCCCTATTATAACAAAAATGAATAAAATCTTTGACCACCCGCGAAGACGCGGTGATCAAGCTATCAAAATTAAACATTTAAAAGACACTAATGTAAACTGCAATCGCGATACGAAGGCGTTGGGCAGTGAGGTTTCCAATACACAAGTAGTCAACTTGTAAAACCTGCTCTTGTAAAGG